TCGGGGTCATCTTCAAAATCTCTACCGAAATCACCACCACCTAATTTATCTGCTGGTTCTTTCTCTGGGTTATCTCCTTTATCACCCTTTTTATCATCTCCAGATTTTACAAATTTTCCTGAATCTGTTTTGGTGAATGTAGGAGCATTTTTATCATCTTCTTTACCCTTTTCTTTATATTTTCCCCAACCTACCGATACATATTTATCATCATCAGCTTCAGAAACTACTGCGTGTCCGTCACCACAATCTTCATCATTGTAAGTTTCACTCATATAATCTTCTATAGTTGGCAAAGGTTCTCCAAACTTACGGTCTACCCAAGTGGACTCTTTTAATAATGGTTTCATTTTAATCATTACTCATACTCCGTTGAATAGTCCTTAACACCATATTTATCCCAACTGGCTATAGAATCTAAAAAATTTTCGTACTTAACACCAGTATCAACAACTCTCTTTACAACTGCTACCTTTTGTATCTGTTCTCCTGCAAATGGATTATCTGCTACAGGTCTTTTTATTTGTGTATATCTACCTCGATCAAACCAAGGTTCTGGTTTATCATCTTTAACACCTAAAAGTCTTTTTTTACCAGCTGGAGTCCAATCTGTTTCTGCATCACCTGCTTCAGCCTTATAAGAACTGGCATTTCTGGAAACTTCCTTCAATAAATCTAACAACTTAATCATTTTTATCCACCGATTCTGTTAAACATCTTTTTTAGGGGATGGATACTCTCACCTTTAGGCATTTCACCGTTATCACCCCAACCTTGTTTTTCACCAAACCATTTTATCTGTGCCAATTCTTCTTCATCGCCATCTTCTTCAGCTTCTTTATATTGATCTTCCCACTCTGCAGAATCTTCAGCACCATAATAATCTCCACTCCACGATGTACCTCTTGAATCTGGACCTGTATCTGCCGATGGGTCATTAGCTAAATCTTTTGCTGGTATTGGTTGACCTGAATCTGCATCTGCTCCTGTATCTCCACCAAATGGTTTATCTTCAGGTTCTCCACCATCTCTTTCAAAATCTCCACCACCTAATTTACCTGCTGGTTCTTTTTCGTCATGGTCACCATCATCATATCCTACTTCTTCACCTTTAGCCCATTTATCAGCTGCACCTTTATCTTTAATACCATACTCTGCTGATTTATCACCTGGTTTCCAAGCTGCCCAACCACTATCTGTTTGCCAAACATCACCTTCTTTATGTCCACCACCACCTTGTCCAGGTTCAGCTTCTTTAATATAATCCATTACAGTTGGTAACGGGTCACCAAATTTACGATCTTTCCAAATAGATTCTGATACTAATTCTTTTAATTTAATCATTTTCGTTATCTCCTTGCCAATTTTTATCCACATAATTAAAGAATTTTGCTTTTGCCTCATCACCTAATTCATCAGGAGAACCAACACCAAACTTCTTTAATGCACCATTAAAAAATTTCTCATATTCTGCTTTATCACCTGTTTCTTCATTAATTTCATAGTATCTACCTATAATATGTCCCATATCCTCATATAAAGCACTCATTCTTTCTTGTAATCCTTGTGCTTCATTTGCAATTTTACTAAATTGACCTGAGAGTGAACCTAAATCTTTCATATTACGATTGATTGTAATTTTATCAAACCATTCTTCGGTTTCTCTCAAGGTATGAGTTTTTGCAGTTTTTGCTATCTCTGATAATTTTTGTGCAACTGCTCTTATATCATTTTCACGATAAATATGTTTACCCAAAGAACCAAAATTTCTAACATCTTCTAAAAATTGAGCTTCATCAATTTCATGACCTTCTTCGTGATCTTCTGGCATTAAAGATGACAACCTAATATCAGAATTCACATCTTCAGTAGAAATTTTAGTCTTAAACATATCAAGATTTGAAAAGGCTGGTTTATTAACTACCCCACCCACCATAAAATTTTCTACTATTTGTTTTAATTTAATTTCTTTTGACATTATATGTCTCCTATTATCTCAATTTGAGTATCTTCTAAATTTATTTCTTACTTTATGCCACAATTGCTTTATAAAATCTTCTTCACCATAATGAGTTCTTTTAACATTACCTTGATTAAGTCCTCTTACTAAATCCAAAGCTTCATATCTACCACCCTTTACTCCATCCATCATAGTTTTAATAACTTTCTGTGAAGCTTTACCTAAGATATTAGACATTACATTTAAATCTCTATCAACTAATTGTTTTGCCTCAGATGAACTAAATGCCTTACCAAATGCGGTAAATTCATCTAATTCAATCAAATGTTGTTTAAATTTTCTATGAAAAGATTGTTCGTTAGTTGATTTTTTAGATTCATCTACTTCAATTCCATCTTTTTCAAGTAAAAATCTTTTAAATTCTCTATGACTAAAGTCACCCATTATTCACCCCTAATAATCTTATTAATCATATCTTCTGCTTTACAATATGTTCCACAAGTTCTACCTACTGGATTCTGTCTATCTACACTTTCATTCATAGGATACATAAATGCACCTTGTGTAGATGGATTAGAAACAAAATCAAATGCAATTAATTCAAAATCAGGTTGTACTTGTGTAGTTTCTATACCATCTGCTTCACTAACAGTTTCTACTGAACCCATACCACGAGATGAAATTCCAAGTTTAATTCCCGATTTAAATAATTCTTTTAATATATTACCTGCTGGTGTACCTAATACTTCAACCGTGCCAAGTAAATCATCCCCTAACCAATGCATCTCTTTAATATTATGAGAAACATTCTGTAGGTTCACCACAGACGAATCTGGGTGGTCTAATTCACCCATAGCACGACGTTCTTTAATATAGGTAGAGGAATACTTTTTAGCCTCTCTTACTAAAACTTCTCGTGGATAAACTCTACCATTTTGATTTTTAGCCTCTGCTCGTTGAAGTACTCCTTTAACAATTAATTTACCATTATTTTCTTTTAATGATTCAGTTATCTGTTCTGATTTTACTTCAAATGGTAGATAATCTACTAATAGTTCCCTGTTCATAATTATTTTATCCTCTTAGTAAGTGCCATAAATTCTCTCATAAATTTAGTTACATTTTGTTGATATGACTTTATTATTTTATTAGCCGTGTTTTTATTATCACCACTACTTAAACTTTGAGCTATCTCATACATATTTAGACGGAAATTACTTTCTGCCTTTTCTATATTCTTTACCTGCTTTTGTAATTTTTTTTTACTTGCAGGTGCCTCTGTCAAAATATCAGAAGCTTGAAGATATTCTTTTAATCCAACAGACATTAATACAATTTACCTACTTTATTAGCTAATTTAACTAATCTCTCACTAATTTTACCTAAAGCCTTGTGAGTAGTTTTCCAATAATCTCTTGAATCAACTTTTAACTCATTTTTCAGTCTAACATTATACTGAACTGTTCTTTCTAATTCTTTTAGGGAATCACGAGTTTCCCTCATTGCCAATCCAATTTTTTGCTTAGGACTTAAACTCTCATCATTTCTCCAAGCGTGGTATCTTCCTTCTCTAACAATCTCATACCCAGTCGAATTAGTTGCCACTTCTTCTTCCTTATCCTTATCTTTCTTTTTCTTAGAACTAAATGCAAATGGTGTATTATATCCTGCAATATCACCAGTTTGTGTAATTTCATTAGTGCTTAATAATTCTCTAACAAATGTTCTAATATATTCTCTTAACTTATTTTCCGCTGTCAAGGACATCTTCCAACTCCGTTATCAAATCATAATACCTCATTAAAGTTGTTAATTTTTTCTCTGTATCTTTATTTTCATTAATAGTATCTGCAAAGCTAATAGCTTCTGTTAACTTAATTTTTGTGATATCATCATCTATAGCAGGTACAAGTTTCTTCAAATAGCTTTTTATTTTACCCACTTCTACTTGTACAAATTCTTTTAATGAAGTAGCATTAGAAACATTATTAATATATTTCCTCAATACTTCTTTTTGTTCAGTTGATAACTTAGAGTACTTTTTATTAAACTTTTCTACCATTAACTCATAAGCAAGTAATCTAACATCCTTTTCCTCAGAGGTTACGGGAGATTTACTAACCTTTTTATTAGGGTTAGATGAAATTAAATTTTCAACTATCGTATAGCGTGAATCAACTTCTTCTTTTGGACTATAACTTTCCATTGAAGTTTCAATAGAAAATAGTTTCCAAATTGACGCCAATTGTTTAAAATTAGGAATTTTTGAAGTAAATAGTTTTTTTACATCATAATCTTCCTTAATTTCTTTAATTAAATTATATTTTTCTCGTCTGAGGGAGGTATTTGTAATTTGTGCCCGTTCTTTCAAGACAGCATCTACTAATCTATTTGCGCGTTCTTCAGAATTATACCGTTCTTTTGTTAAAATTTCATATAATTCTAATTCTTTTCCCAATGACGTATTTTTATTAAAATACTTTTTGACTAAATTTACAGACTTAGATTCTTTATTACTCAGTATATCTGATGTTATTTGTCGAGTCAAAACTTCAAATAACACACCAGTATTTTTAATTTTACTGTGCTTCAACTTTTTAGACATATATCACTCCAATGATAATTAGATTCATTCTATAATAAATATTAAACTTCTAAAATTTATATATATTACTATTTTGAATTTATTTCCTTATCATATTCTTCTTTTACTTCCTCCGATTCGGTTAATATCTTTACGTGAGGTTTAATTAATGTTCCTTTTAATTTATCAAGATGAGCTAAAGCTAATGATTTACCATATTTAGATGCTCCACTTCCACCTTTTCTTTTATCGTGTTTACCTAATGGATCTCTACCTCGTGCACTACCATCTTTACCATAATGGGGGCCTTCTGTAGGTCTACCTGCTCCCTCTTGTCCACCTTCTGGAGCTCCACCTTCATCCTCTAACTCATGACCAGTTCTACCCATAGCTAAATCACTTGGTGTTCCTTGTGATTCGCCTGATTTTGCTGGATCGTTTCCTTCAGATTCTATCTGTCCTCTTCTAAATTTTTGTTTAAAATCAAAAACAATACCTTCATCTTCTTTCTTAATTTCTTCATCTGTAAATCCAAATATGTTTCTATAAATCCAATCTGTAGAAACTATACCATCTTGTAACATTGAAGATGCAAGTGAAGTTTTACTCGTCCACAACTCAATTTTTTCTTGTTCATAAATTGTAGATGGATTTGTTAATCCCAAATCGAAATTAACTAAATCTGCATCTGTATATCCTTGTACATATAAATGTACAATAGCAATCTTCGTCAATTCTGAAACCACTATTCGTTGAATTCTTTCAATCGTTCTTGCAAATCTAACATCTTCTGCTGCTAAAGTTGCCTTTGAACCAACTTGTTCTTCATATCCAAGAAATGCCTTTGGAACTTTTAATGCTGCCATTAACTTGTTTCTCAAATATTCAATATCTTCTACCGCCTCATAAGTTAATCCAGGTAATGAATCTATTTGTGTTCCACTATCTCCACCACGAACTGGTACAAAGAAATCCTCTGTAATATTCTGCATATTATATCGTAAATTATAATCACCAGATTCTTGTTCTACTACGGGTGCCTTTTTCATTTTATTAATAATTTGATTCATATAATTATCAACTTCAGCAGGTGGAATATTACCAATATCAATTTTGAAAACTCTCTTTTCGGGTGCTCTCATAATCCTATGAATTAACATAGCATCTTCCATAAGAGATAATTGTTTCCAAGTCTTTCTACCACCTTCAACCATAGCCTTACCATACGGTAAATAATTTGAATCTCCCAATAATCTAAAATGTGCAATTTCAAAATTTTCATATTCTTGTTGTATATGAGTTAATTTTACCACGTTTGGATCTGCAGGTTCTAACATAAATTTAACATACTCTGGATTTTCTGGATCAATTCCTTCTAATCTCACAACATCATAACTTGATAATGGAACTACATTTTTAACTCCATATTTATCATCTATTTCTAAATGTAAAAAGAAATCTCCATACTTACACATATTACGAACCCAAGACCATAAATTAAATTCTATATTCATAATATCATAAAATAAATTATGTAGTATTTGTTTAATCTGGTCATTATCACTATTGATTGTTAAAACATCACCATATTCGCTTTTCATTGTTGATTCATCTGAATATATATCCAATGCGGATGATATAATTGAATCACTATCCATTGATTCATAATCTCTAAATAACCCTAAACGTAATGAGCGTACCATCGCCGTATCTGAATATCCAGATAACCCTTTTCCTGTTGAAAAGAGTCGTTGATATCTATCCACTAATTGTTTTTGTGGTAAATATTGTATCTTGCTCGTATCTGCTACTTTTAACCTTTTTCCACCAACGTTTCTAACAATAACGTTACCAGAAAATAATCTAAATAGTCGAGCTCTAATTGATGTGTCTGCCATACTTTCCTCTAATTAATTAACCATTCTAAAGATTCTTTATCTTTTTTATTTCCAACATCCCATTCCCAGGATTCCTTTCCAGGGTTTGTTTCTGTTATGTAAATGCCAGGATTCAATTCCATTCCTGTTAAAGCTTTCTTCTGTAATTCTATTCCCTCAGCTCTCAATCTCAATGCAGTTTCTCGTATCCATAATCCAATACCAAATGACATTACTAAGTCATCATTGTATCCTGACATTGCTTCAGCCTTACTTCCGTTATATATAAATACGAATAATTCATCAATTAACCTCTGGGAATAAACTTTAACTGCCCTTTCTCTAAAAAATTCTTCCAATTTAGAAATAACCAACGGTCTTGTTTTTGTAGACATTGTAAACCCAGGAACCATTTGTTTTTCTTGTCTATAAATTTTATTGGTCATTTGTTTTTGTGTATCTACATACTGTAAATCTTTACTCATATAAAATAAATTTTCATACTCTCTATCTATTACTTGTTGAATTGCTGCCCACCCTATTGTGGCATTTTCAATTACCAATAATGCGTTATTATATTCCTGAGATATATTTACAAGTAAGTTACCAAAATCCCTTGTAGAAATCTTACCTTTATATTCCGCTACTTGTTTACAATCTTCTATTTCCATAACATGAAATGCAGAATAATCTGTTGCATCACCTCTACTAACATCTGCACTCACCACATAATCTTTTGTATAATTTGGTTGTTCCCATATCCAAACATTACTATCTATACCTCGTCTTTCCACAGGGTCTTTTACCATAGTGGTTCTATATTCTTCTAAAATAACACCATCTACTACTGATTGTCCTGAAGTGATGAAGTCACAATCACATTCTTGTGCTGCCATTGAGGGCCCAAGTAATTTATCTTGTTCTGCTCTCCATTCATCATCTCTTTCAGGATGTATAGTCCAATGTAATCTAATCATATTCCAATCATTAGTACCATCTTCAGCATCAACCCAAATTCTGTGAAACCAGTTTCCTACTCCGTTTGGTGTAGATAATGCTATACATTGGCCACCCAATGCCAAAGTTTGAGATGCGGCAGTCCATATTGTATCTATTTTAGGAATAAACGCCGCCTCATCTAACACCAATAAGGATAGTGCTTCTGAACGACCTGCTTCCTCTGAACTTGCTATTGCCTTAATTTGAGAACCATTTCTATATCTTAATGATAATTTATTATCTTCTACACAATTAGCCTTTAACCAACTTGGAAGATTTGCGTGCATTACACGAACTTTAGTAACGAGATTTTTTGCAGTATCTTGTTTTGTAGCAATAACCAAGATATTCTTATCATTATGAAAAGTCATCATCCATAAAGAATACCCTGCAGTCAATGTTGATATACCTAATTGACGAGCCTTTAAAAGTATATTATAATCGTGCTGTACAAAACCATCTAAAGTTTTTTCTTGAAAATCATATAATGCAAAAGGAATTTTGCCTTTAATTGGATGTTGTATAACACAATATTTTTTCATAAAATATGCAGGTGATTCTGCGCATTTAACAAATTCTCTTTTTATTGCATTTTTTATATTTTTCTTATTATCCATTATTTAAGCCAGTTAATACCTTTACCTAGATTATATGCGGGGATTCCAACTATTCCTGCTCCATAGACAAAATATAACCATTTATTTTCATACCAAGACGGATTTACTAATTTTACTTTTTTTTCTAATAACTTAATTTGTTCATCAGATAATTTAATTTGAGATTCGTATAAAAATTTCAAAGAATCATCAGCTACTGATTTTCCCTTATAAATATCAAATAAGCTGTCTTGATACAAAACTATTTTTGATAAACTATCTACTTCAAATTGTAAATCTTTTATATTATTAGTTAAATTTATAGCATCCTCTTCGCTCAGCGTCATTTGTCCGAAAAGAGTACCAACTAAAAATAAATGTATTATCCATTTCATTAGTCAAAATTATTTTAATTATCTATGTAGGACGTGAACTACACCAGTTGAACCAATTACTACTTTCCTTACACCAATTGGATAAAGTGTTTTAGTGGTAATTTGATCCGTATCTAATGTTCCACCACTAGCACAATGTATTACTACATTTGTAGCATTTTCAACAATAAATCCCGCACCAGAATTTGAACCTGTGGCATGAAAGGTAGTACTTGACGCCACCTCTGTTACCTTATTATAATCACCCAGTGCTAAATTGTCTGGTATTGCCATTTTAATCTCCTATTATTTTTTCTTAGCAAATTCTCTTAAAAAATCTTCAGCCTCAGAAATATCTTTTACTTTCTTTGCCTTAGAAGAACCTTTTTTTACTTCTTCTATTTCTTTTTCAAGTTTTTCTGCCTTTGCCTTTAAATTATCACTTTTTTTAGAAACAGATTTAGTGGCAGACTTAATTTGTTTCTTTTTTTTCTTTATATCTTTAATTTTTTTGTCTATCTTTACTATTTTCTTCTTTTTTATCTTAGATAATAGTTGAGATAATCCCAGAAAAAAAGTAAATATCCAAACAGGATTAATCTTTTTAAAGAATTTCCTGATTGAGTCCCTACTCATTAAAGTCCGCGTTTAATTTTAGCAAAGTATCTAATTAAATCACTTTTATCCAAATTTAACGCCTTAACTATTCTTGCCAGTGCTGCTACTTGTCTTTTTCGATTAAGATTAGCACCTTTAATAGCATCAACTGCTTTATTTAAATATCTTTCAGCCTGTGCCGGAAGTTTGTAATCTTCTAACTCACCCTCACCCATCACTTCCTTAATTTCAGTCCGAATTATGTTACGCAATTCCTCTTGTGTCATAGTAAATCTCCTAATTAACTGTGTTTTACCTACATATAAATATCAATTAAATTGTTTCTTCTAAGTTTTTTAAATAATCTTCAGCTTCTTCTAAAAGTTTTTTCATTTCTTCTCCATCATCTCCGCCCCACTTTTCTTCATCTACCGAATAACCATCCGCTCTTACCTGATTCAAAAATGTGACCGCGTCTGGAGAATTTTTCCACTCTTCTATGGTTTGTTTTAAATCTTTGATATAAGACCGTTTATTTTCTCTAACTTTTGTTTTTTCATATTCTTCATAAGTACCATCAATTCTCATCTTGGTTTCTTCTTTTACCACACAATCATAACACCTACTTTGTAAATAATAAAATTTAGTATCTAAACGAGTTTTCATTATTTTATTACACTCTGGACAAAACCACGGCATTCGTGCTTCTTTTAATACATCTGCCTTTTCTAAAGAAATTTTTCGTTCTTCTTTCTCCGCTTCAGTAAGTTCTATTTTATTACCTTGATATCCTACCATTATTCGTTTTTCTGGTGTCCCACCATCAAGAATTGATTGTAATGCTTCGTTTTGTCTTTGATTTTCTTTACTATATCCCATAATAACCTCTAAAAGTTTAATAACCCTAAAATTTGATTCACGGGTGCAAAACTTCCTGTAAACTTATAAGTATTACCTTTATACTTAAATACTATGCCTTCTGACGGAACAATTGAAGATAATCCACCAATTGCTTCTAATTTTTCAAGTTGGTGTTTTAACGTAGCCAACTTTTTAACATCTTTACCTCGTTTTACCTGTTTTATTGCCGCAATTACATCTCTTCTTATCTTTTGTACCGTACTATCTCCTGAAACTGCTAAATATCCACTAATATTCTTCAATATTTGTGCACCTACATCAAAAAATAAAACTTCAAAGGGTTTCATATTCTGTTTTACCATTTCTGTTTGGTCATTTTTATCAAATGATAATACCCAGTCTAAAAAATCAGGAAATTTCTTCAAATCTTTTTTAATCGTTGGTATCTTATATGATTTATCAAAGAACGCCCATCTTTTAGTTAAATTAATCAAAACTTTATTCGATATTTTTGCACTATGTTGTTTTGTTGCGTTAAAGATAAATTCTTCCCAAAATGATTGATGATACATAGATAAAGTATCATTATCCTTTAATGCATATTCTTTTTGTAATTTATTTAATCTATTGATAAACCCTGCCTTCTTTTTTCCAAAATCTTGTACTTTAGATACTGTTAAAAATTGAGGTTTACCAATTTTATAATGTTTTTGTACGTGTTGATTAACTTGTTTAATCATTCCTGCCAACATTCGTCCAGAACCTTTAAGTTCTCCAATTGCCTTCCCGCTATCATCATATTCTAATGCTCCGTGAAATACAATCTCTGCTTTATCATAATTGATTACATTTGATGATGCTGGATACATGACTTCAAGATTCATCCAATTCTTACCATTACCAAAAATCTTTTCTTTCTGTGCATCGGATAATCTACCAATTGATTTCCCCAAATCTTTCATTGCAAATACAAAGGCATCTCTAATATCACCTCTACCTGCAAACTTAGATGCTACTCCACTCGCATCCATCGAATTTGCTCCAAAATTCTTTAGTTGACCTTTATTTCTGGCCGTGACTAATTTTCCATCTTTCCAACTAACCATTAAATTTTGACCATCAAGTTTCTCTGTAACATTATCTTCACGACTTAGTTTACCACCTAATCCCAAAGTAATAATATTTTTTAAATCACCAAATGTCAAACTTTTATCATCAAAGGGATGATTCATGTGACCATAGGCTCCACCCATTAATAATAACTCCTTTCCATTATCTTGTTTATCTGTAACTAATAAATTTACATATTCTTTTAAATCTAAATCTTTATATTGTCCTTCATTTTCATCTGGAATATACTTTCCATGAAATTTATCCATTGGAGATAAATCAAGATTTTTTGCTCTTTCTGTATTTTGTCCAACTTCTTCTTCATCAACTCCTGCCGATACAGGTGCCTCAACTTCTACTCCTGTATAGTTTTTACCATCGGGAGTAATTCCATTCCAATTAAGAACTTCCCAACCCAAACTACTCATTATAAATTTTATTCTATCTTTATACGCCTCTATTGGATTTGACCTTCCAAATCTTTCACCGTAAGCCCCAGTTCCTTTTTTACCATAAGCAACTGCTGGAACTATGTTTTTTGAAGTTGTATAATCAAGTCCTGGATCCACTGCAGAATCACTTATAATATAACTCAATAAATCCCAACCAGTATCATTTATTTGTTCATGAGAATACATATTTTCAATCCAACCTTTTGTAACTCGTTTGTAATCCTCAAACCCATCATAAAATGTTGGTGGGCCGTCATCCGTAGGAAACATACCACTATTAGCAACTTCTTTTAATAATTTAGGTATAATATCTGGATTACTAATTAGAAAATTATCATATACCTCATATAATTTACTAAATTTATTGGTCATCATTTGAAATACTCCTTTATCAAAATAACCAAACATCTTTTTAAATAATTTTTCTCTATCCTTTTCATGTTCTGGTGAACCAATAAGTTCTCTCATAGAAGTTCCACTAACTTCCATTCCCCCCACTCTCATTGAAACGTGAGGTGCTGTATGAATGTATCCGTGTTCCTCATATCCAACCATATCATCTCGTTTCTTTGCGTATTTATAATCTTGAAAATATGCTCCACCCGTTAATCTATCAGCGTCTTTTTCACCAAATATGTAGATTACTGCAGTTGTTTCCTCATCAAATTTCTTTAATGTGTTTTTAGCAACATAGGGTGTTCGTTCTTTTATAATACGATTTTTAGGCACTCCCATTTTAGACATATGACGAACTTTTTCTTTAAAATTCATTGGATGCCGTGGTGGTTGTTTTATATCAGATGTAGTGATATATGCTACATCAACTTGTTTTTTTAACCATTCGTAGGTTTTCAAATGGTGGGGCCCAAACGGCTGAAACCGTCCACCGTATACACCTACGACTTTTTTAATTTTTGATTTTTCTTCTATCACATTGGATGTGGCTTCACCTTTCTCACTAAGGGAATATACAACATTTTTAGTATATAAGTCAAGCCCTTTTTCAAGTTTTTCAACAGTCACTCCAGTATCTTTAATTGCACTTTTCTTCTCTGCCTTATCTGTAGTCACATATGTGTCGTATTTATCCCCTGGAGAATGTTCATATTGACGGACTTTTAATTTAAGTTTTGATTCATAATCATTGGGTAGAGTATTCTCAATTCCTAAAAACTTAACTGCTCCTGGTATCAAATATAAAGTCATTTCTCTTTTATTTAAATTCATCATTAACTGACTTGATGTCCAGAGTTTATTCTGTGCTCTAACTAAATCAAATTTAGGCCCTTCTTCTTGTTTATGATTATAAAACGCTGGAAATACCTTCTTGTAATCTTTTTCTTTAGTTAATATCTCTAATGAATTATTCAATCTCACTACAGAAGAATGTCTATCTGATCCCCTATTATATCCTTGTTCTGGATGATAAATTCCGTGATTTGTCTTAACTACGGGTTGTTTTAAATCATGTATTTTAACTACGGGTTTAACTCTACTCGTATTTTCTATTTCAACTAATTTATTACCATCACTAATTAATGTATGTCCTTTAATACCACCATGATATGTTATAAGTGATTCAACAGCATCTTTTAAATTCGATTTAGAAAGTGCCTCTCTAATTCTTGTACCATCTTTAGACATAGCTTTCTTTTTCTTAGCCTTATCAAAATCTTTCTCATCTCGTTTTACAAATAGTGCCGAATTTACTAAACCAATACCTTCTGAATTCATACCTTCCGTCCAATCTGTATCTTGGTCTACCACATAACACAACTCCACACCATAACCACTAAGTTCTCTAACTACTTTTAGATTTGGATTATAATTTCTATCTCTATTCTTACCTATTACAATATCATCACCAAATTTTTTGGCTATTGCAATACATTCATCTACTTTACGATATTCATCATCTTTTCGTTTTTTATCTAATTGTTTTTTTACTTTATTAACTTTCTTTACACTTGGTGCACCACCAATAGATTCTATTCTAAAAGTTCCAAATTTTGGTTGACCAGTTTTCTTTTTTCGTTTACCACGATTAACTAAATTTTCATCATCTGGTGAATTAACGGGTGTGGGTGCCTGATTATCAAGATAATTTGGTGGATTTAACATCTCGGTTGTAATCTTTTGTTTATCTAACCACTTTTTAGCCTGTCTATTTTTGATTGGTTTTTTAATAAATTTACTAATTCCCTTTTTAACCAACATATTAAACTTTTTCTGTGCCTGTTTTGGTTTTAAAGTAGCATTATTATCTACTAACATAAAATTAGCACCACCAAATAATCCTTGAAAAAATGCCATGTTTTTTTGTACATTATTCCAATATTTTTCTACAATTTCTTCTGGTAAAATTCTATCTCGTAATTTGTTTCTCATTTGTGCAACTTCTAATGAAGTATTAACAAATACCATATAGGTATCATAACCTAAATCAATTAATTTTTGTCGTTCTTTTTTTATTGACTTATATTTGTGACCTGTTCCATCAATAATAACACCAAGTCTACCTTGTGAATATAACTTTAATCTTTGTTTACTCAAAGCTTTAGCGTGTGTTCTCACTCCCATATGTGCACTATAACTTGGATCAGTAATCTGTCTAAATAAATCATCTGGCATATTATCTAAATCTTTCGAACCAAAATACTGTTGTAAAAAATTTTCTAATTCAGTATCTTGATTGACAAGTTTTAATCCATATGCAGAAGTGGTTAATTTATCGGGTATTCCAAACAACCCACCAGCAACATATGACTTTCCACTACCTGGTCCGCCTGCAAGAAATACTGCCTTGAATATTCCTG